GACCAGATCAAAGCCAAGGCTGTTGAATTTGGTCGCACAAAAGGTGATCGTGGCACGACTGAGGCGCAACCATACATCCGCTTGGCTCAAAAACTTCAGGGTCCAAAGTTTAAAAAGAGTATGAAGGCTGCAATCAAACGCGGGATTAAGGAGGCCACCAATGGCTGATGGCTTTGCACTTGCTCTCCAAAAGGGTCTGCGTGCGACGTTGGTTGCTGACAGCACACTTGCTGGCATTGTAAGCACTCGCATTTATGACGAGCCACCGCAGGACGCGGTTTTTCCATACCTGCGCTTTGGCGAAATATCTCCGAACGCATTTGACACCGATACAATCGAAGGCGCATTGGTTGACGTAACCTTTGAGGCTCATTCTCGCAGCCCCTCAGGGCGTGTTGAGGCTGTTCAGATAGTCGAGGCGGTTAAGAGCGCCTTGCATCGTCAGGAAAGCGCCGTTTCAGTTGCTGGGTTTAACTTGGTTGAATTGATATTCGAGACTTTTTCGGTTACAAGAGATAGTGAGGGTCGTGGCTACACGGCTGTCATTGTTCTGCAAGCTATGCTTGAGGACACCGCCTAAATTCCGCGCTGTGGGCAAGTGCAAACAAATGGAGGCCAGACATGGCTAAACAACTCGGACGCGCCCTGCTGGTCAAAATTGGCGATGGCGCTGGCGGCTCAGAAGCATTTACAAACCTTTGCGGCCTAAATTCAAAATCATTGACCATCAACAACTCATCCATTGATGTCACAACACCAGACTGCACGACGCCAGAAGGTGCGCTGTGGACAGCTACGCTTGCTGGCCTCAAAAACTTGAGCCTATCTGGCGACGGTTTCTTTGAGGACAGCACGGCAGAGGCTCGCATGAATACAGTTGCGATGTCTGCTGACAACTCTGTAAACATGGAAGTTGTTGTGCCTGACTTTGGCACATACGCAGGCGCGTTCCGCATTTCTTCTTTGGAGTTCGGCGGCGAAACTGAAGGCGGCGTTACTTACTCTATCTCCCTTGAGAGTAATGGCGCAGTTACGTTTACAGCCGCTTAATGAGTATTGCGGCTGAAGCACAACGTGGGGGCATCGTCGAGACAATCGGCGATGCTTCCTATTCGTTCCGACTTCGCAATCGCGAGATAGAGCGTTTTGAGGACAAGCATCGTGGCATCTTTGATTTGTGGGATGGCTTTTTTGGTCGTGGCACAAAGCCAACGTCTACAGAGGTCCGCGATATAATTGCGCTTGGCTTGGTTGGCGGCGGCATGAAAGACCATGAGGCTGATAAGGCTGTATCAAAGTGTGGACCTGATGACTTGATGCGCTTGTTCCATATTTCTCAAGCAATCGTTGGCGTCGCCTTTATGCCTGACGCTGGAGACGAAGACGCAAAAAAAAAGACAGCGGAAGCCGACCTGATCGACTGAACGTGCGAGGCATGATCGCGAATGGCATCGTCATTGGCTTACGTCCTGAGGAAATCCGTGATATGGTTCCCAAAGACACATGGTTAGTCTTTAAGGGTTGGAGCGATGCGCATAGCCCTAAAGAGGCTGGGTCAGAGGCTATGAGTGCAAGCGAATACGGCGAATTGGTGAGGCGAATAGATGGCAATTAGCGCAGAACAACTGAACGTGATCCTTTCCGCAAAGGATAAAGAGTTTACCCGCGCAATGGACCGCAGCCAGCAGCGTGTTGCGAGATTTGCAAAGCAATCAAATAAAAGCCTTGGCCGTGCAAGTAAGGCTTTCGGAAAGCTGAGTGGGGCAGCCGCTGCGTTCCTTCCTGCGCTTTCTGCGACTGCACTTGTGGGCGCGGTAAAGAGCGTAACTGCGAGCCTAGACGAAATAGGAAAAACTGCTGATCGAATTGGCATTACAACAGACGCACTTCAATTGCTTCGTGTGACGGCTGAAAGTGCTGGCGTCGCGCAAAGTGCGCTGGACTCAAGCATTGAAAAACTGGGCAAAGGTTTGGCTGAAGCCAAGATGGGCATTGGAACAGCAAAAGATGCTTTGAAAACTTTAAACCTAAACGCTGCGGATTTGATTAGTCTTGGCCTTGATGGTGCAATGGCTAAAATTGCCGATGAGGTAAACAAGCTGCCCTCTCCAATGGAAAAAACGGCAGTTGCAACGCAGTTGTTTGGGCGCAGCGGAGCGCCGATGCTAAACCTTTTGCGTGAAGGCGCAGACGGCATGGCGAGGATGCAAGAAGAGGCACGCGAGCTTGGTGTCGTCATCGACGAAGATTTGATCCGCAACGCCGAAGAGGCGCAAACTCAAATTGACTTAATGTCGAGGGTGATTAGCGCAAACCTAAGTTCAGCTTTGATCAACCTTGCGCCGCTTTTGACCAGCACCGCCGCGTCCATTGCCTCTCTGAGTAAAGTTGTCTCAGAATTTGGGTACAAGTCAGGCGACGAGCCTTTAAACGGAGAAGGGTTAAAGGCTTTAGCCAAGGAGTATAAGGGTCTCGAAAAGGAGCTTGGTGCGGTAAATCAAGCGCAATCATTATATGACGCAAATATTGAGCAATTCGGAGATAAAAGCGGCCAAGCTGTAGCGGCGACCACAAGATTGGCCGAGGCTGAAAATTCTTTGGCAGCCGCGATCAAAAATAAGCAAGAGAAGCAAGCGGCGGTTGAGAGTGCGCGATCTGGAATTGGAATAATAAGATCCGAGACAGAGGCGCTACGCGAACAAGCAGAAATTCAATCTATGACTGCTAAAGATGCTGAACGTGCAAGAGTTGCAAAGCAAAGAGCGGCTTATGAAGCGTCAATTCTCGCCGACCTTGAAAAAGCGTCTGGCGTTTCTTTAGCTGACTTTACCGACGATCAAATTGCCAGCGTGACAAATCTGGGCCAGTCTTACGAGGACGCCGCAATTTCGGCCAGCCTTATACTGAACCCAATCAAAGCCGCAGGCGCTGCAACAAATAATGTGGCGGTTCAGGCCGAGACCGCTCGCGAGGCATATGTCAGGATGCTAAATGAGATGATTGACGCATCTCCGTTTCTTCAACAGCTTGGCTTTGACGCTGAAAACTTGGAAAGCACAATGAGCATGGTCGAAAACAGCATGGAAAGTGCTTTTATGAGTATGGTCGATGGCACAATGTCAGCCAAAGACGCTTTCAAGTCTATGGCGGCTGAGATCATTAAAGAACTACTCCGCGTTTTGGTTGTGCAAAAAATGGTCGGCATGATTTCTGGCGCGATTACTGGCGCGATCAGTGGCGGCGGCGTAACTAGCAGCCCACGGCCACCGCAACGCGCATCTGGCGGGCCAGTGACCGCTGGCCAAGCATACGTCACGGGCGAACATGGCCGAGAGTTATTCGTTCCCAAAACAGATGGCCGAATTTTAAGCGGTGCGCAAACGAGCAACGCATCCAGAGGCGGCGGCGATGGCGTGACTATCATCCAAAACAATACCTTCGGCAACGGCGTAAACCGTGCCGAGGTCAACGCAATGCTGCCCAAGTTGGTGCAAGCATCCAAGGCGGCGGTTCTTGACGCAAAACTGCGCGGCGGTTCATACGGCGGAGCATTTTCATAATGGCAATATCTTATCCCCTAGCACTACCCACGCACACTGGCTTTTCTGAAGTTGAACTTCGAGCCAGCAACGCGGTTGCCTATTCGCGCAGCCCATTCACGTTCGCTGGTCAGGCTTTTGCCTACTCTGGTCAGATGTGGCAGGCTAACATCACATTGCCGCCCATGCGCCGTGCTGATGCTGAACAGTGGATTGCTTGGCTTGTTTCGCTACGCGGCCAGCTTGGGACGTTTCTGCTGGGCGACAATATTAGTTGCGATCCGCGCGGCACTGCCACATCGGCAACCATTTCTGGCTCTGCTGGAGATAATAGCGTGACTGTCGCAATGTCTGGTACGCTTTTGGCTGGCGATTACTTCCAACTCGGTAGCGGTACTACCGCAACGCTTCACAAGGTTTTGCAAGATCAAGACGGCGACGGCACTTTGGAAATATGGCCTGCAATCAGGTCTAACCAATCCACATCATCGGCAACGCTTTCGAGTGCGCAGGGTGTCTTTATGTTGTCTACAAACGAGCAATCTTGGAGCATTAGCAATGCTGCGGTTTACGGCATTAGCTTTAGTGCAATGGAGAGATTATGAGCCGCACTGTACCAACCGACTTACTGATTGCACTTAGTCAGCCCGAAGTTTATCCATTTCATGCGATTGAGTTCAACTTTGACACGTCTCCATTGCGCTTTTGGACAGGCTATGGCGACCGCACAGTAAACGGCCAAACGTACACTGGAACAGGCTCGCTGTTAAGCGTCAGCGGACTCGATGAAGCAAACGATCTTTCGGCCAAAGGTGCTGCGCTTCAGCTTTCTGGAGTTCCGAATTCTCTAGTCGCGTTGGCTATTAAAGAACCTTACCAGCGCCGCAGTTGCCTTATATACTTTGGGACGACAAACACAGTTGCGCCCATAGAAGTTTTTAGTGGCTTAATGGACAAGATGACCATTGAGGATGATGGATCGTCCAGCACTATTACGCTTACGGTTGAGAGCAAGTTACTACGTCTTAACAAATCAAGCAATTGGCGCTATACAGATGCAAATCACCGATCTCGCCACAGCGACGACACTTTTTTCTCATATGTGGCTGACTTGCAGGACAGGGATATCATATGGGGCCGCGAGAGCGCTTAAACGCCTATATCAAAGCCGTCAGTAGCCGTGAGTTTGTTTGGGGACAGCATGACTGCCTAACATTTACCAACGACGCCTTCAGTGCCATGTACGGCGCTGGCTGGGCTGATGATTGGCTGGGCAGGTATATGGACGGGAAGCGCATCTTGGGTCGCAAGGAGCTAAAAGCCGAATTTGGCTTTGGCGATTTTAACAAGGCTGTTGATAGCAAGTTAATGCAGATTGACCATGTGCCGCCTCTCGGTGCGTTGGTGACAACCAAAAAGGCTCGCAAGTGGGTTACTGGTGTCGCTATGGGAATTTGCACTGGCAGCAAGGTTGCTTTCTTGGACAAGGTGGGTGTGGTACACTTGCCGATAGATGACATTGATCGGGCGTGGATTAAAAGATGAAATACAGACTCGGTGATTACACGGTAAAGAATTGGAACGATTGGGACCGTGTACCGCGTGATCCGATTTCTATCGGCACGGCTATTGCAGCTTCAATAGGCGTCACAAGCGCAATTGGCGTTGCAATCACCATTGGGGTGACTGCCATCGCCATTTCAACGGTCACGTCTTGGGCGGTTAGCGCACTTTCACCTAAGCCTGATTTTTCAGCCTTTGCGGCAGGCGGCGGTTCAGCAGGCGGGTCAGCGGGGGTTCTGGTCAATTCCAAAGAGGCGGCTGCGCCTGTTGATTTTGTTTATGGTGAGGTGCGCAAGGGTGGCGTGGTTTCATTTTACGAAACCACAGGTGCTGACAACAAGTTTTTGCATCAAGTCATCGTGATTGCAGGCCATGAGGTCGATACGATTGGCGATGTTTATGTCAACGATCAAGTCGTTAATATTTCAGCGGACACAACACAATACAAAATCCAAATCCCTGCGTCGGGCGGTTTGAGCGCCATTTACAAAATAATAAGGACTGTAGTTGTTCCATCGTCTTTTAATTATGATGTTGACGACACCCTGACAGAAGCACAAAATCAAGAACTTTTAGACAACGCTTTGTCGTCTAGCTTTGATGTGACAACTGAGATTTCTCAAGCTATTAGCGAAATAACTGTTTTGCAAAAGGATGCAATGTCTGGTTTTGTTTATGGTGATTGGAAAAACAAGATACGCATCAACAAACACAATGGCGATCAAGTTGAGACAGACAACGATTTGCTTCAAG